GTAGTGTAACAGGTCTGTAAAGGACTGACATTGCTTTGTGCATTTGTTCCCAGTCTGATAGTGTGTTATCTAGGTCTATGTACTCTCCTAAGGTCATATCATCTAGCTTTGGTATAAAACCATAGGTAATGCCATTAAGTTCAAACGTGGGCTTTAAATCAGGCTTCTGTTCGAATACCTTGTTTAAATCTTCTATGATGTCTGTAACGTGGTTGAATCTAATAGTTGCGATGTCCTTGAGATCAAGGTTGCAGAATATCTCAACCATCTTATGAAGCAAGAAGTTAGTGTTCTGGTTATCTTCAGTGTTAAGCTTAGTAAACCTTTGATATTGCTCTAAGGGTATATCGCTTAATGAGTCTGGAACGTATAAGTCTATAATCATATTATAACAATAATAAAGTACTGGTTTTGTATAAAAAGAAAAAGGGCTACATCTCTGCAACCCTTCATCCAACATTAACTAACTAAAACTCAAATGAAACTCGTTTTGTGATTATCATATAACCAATGATAGCACTCTTCTATTTTATCTGTAAGCTTTTTTGTGTTCTGTGTGTACTCTTCTTTGCCCCACTTTTCTGTCCCTTGTATCGATAGGTAAATCTTTACCTTAGACTTTAAACCTGTCCTGACTGGCTTCTGATACACGTACATATCGTTATCCCAACAGCGTTGCATCTTTTTCCAGAGTGGTTTGTTTAATGGCTTTACATCATCCATACTAAGAACTTAAACCCTGAGTATAGCATAAACCAGAACCCTGTCATCAAAACAACAAATGCTAATGCATCTCGTTTGATGTTTTTAATATTGTCACTCTTCTGTATTCTTTTAACTTTTCTGTAATTCATAATCTTGTTTTTAAATTTATAACATTGAAGCGTTAAAGCAATCATCAGAACACCATCCTGAGTTTTCTATTGCTGCGCTGCATTCTAAACATTCGTAATTTAATTCTTCTTTTGTTGGATCAAACATAATACTTTTTTTTGTGTTTGTTTGATACAAAGATATAAACTTTTTTTAAACTACCAAATTAGTAGATGAAATACTGACCCTTGTTTGGATTTTCTAATGTGTCCATTAAAATGTAACGTGCCGCATCAATGCAGTCTGGATGTGCGCCTGATGGTTTTTGTAGTTGGTTGCCTTCTTTGTCTGTTGCCCACACATATCCTTGTAGCTCCCTCTTTAGGTTCTTACTATTGGATGTAACGTATATTTCGTTTTGATTTATTAGGTTCAAACCATACACTACTGAATCCCTTCCTTTAGATACACCTGTAATCTTATGACCATAGCCTTGAAGTTCTGCAATACTCTTTGGCTCTGCTGAATCAGCGGTTATGTTTTCGGTTATTTGTCTTTGATCTAAGAATCTGCTGATGTCACTGTTTAGCATTCCTTTCTTATATAACACCTCATCAAAGATATAAGCTTCGTTCCACTTGTATAGTGATATTAAAGTTGTTGGATCAACTGAGTAGCCGAAATCCATACCGTGTCCTAATAGTCTTGCTTCGTTTGGTATCTCATCTATTTCTTTCCAGTCAGGTATACACGCACCCTCTAAGTTTCCTATCTCTCCAAGTCCGTACACTCTCCACCAGTTCTTCCAATAGGTTGAGGTTTTAGATTTGTCCCTCGCTTTCTCAATCTCTTTTACAATGTTGTCTGGTAAGCTGTCGTTATCTTTATAAGTTAAGGTAAGAAAGTCGGTGTCTTCTTTTCCTATCAGTTCCTTGTCTACCCAGAATAAAGAAGATGGATTGTAATCTAGCCAAATGTTTCCTGATGTCCTAACTACCAATTGTTGGTAAGCATCAAAAGGAACGTTATTACATTCGTTAATATAAAGGTCTGTTCTTCTTGCTCCCCTAAGCTTGTCAGGTTGATCCGTTGAAAAGAACTCTATATAACTGCCATTAGTAAAAGTGTATTTTAAGGTGCTCTTATTTAGCTGGACATCCTTATACCTATTCATACCCTTTAGAAGCCCTAAGAAGTCTTTAAAAGCACCTCTACGAAGGTGTGGGATAGATTCAGATACTACACTTATCTCCCTGCCTTTGTTTCTTATTGCATAATCTATAAGAATCAGCAGAATACAAATAGTTTTTCCTGCTGAAGTCCCACCTCTTACTATCTTAACCCTGCTATCTAATTTTTGTAACTTGTCTAACGCTATGGTACGAGTTACCTGCATTATAAGAACAAGGGTAAATCCTCATTCACATTAATGTCCCTAGTCTCTCTTGGTTTACCTAAGTAGTAATTAAGGTAAAGGGTAATCCATTTGATGTCTCCTGATTTAACACCATCAGATAAAGCCTTTAGTGCATCATCTTCTAATGGACTTAATCTTTCAACCAGTTTGATCTCTTCATCTTTAGGTTTCCTTCCTGCAAATCCTTTTGTAGAATGTCCTCCATTATTTTTTCTGCCATCCATAATTAAAATAGATTAATTAATTAATTATACTATAACAATATTAAAGTTAAGGTTTTGTTATATGTGAGATATTATAGAGCTGGTATTTTACAGTTAACTCATCACCTTTTTTTATGTCTTTTATAGCGTGTACTACTCTTGTTCTTTCAGGTTCACATTCTGTTATTTTACAATTAGGTTTGTCGCTATGGTTTATGAAACCACCTAAAGGAGTTCTAACAACTTGTCCGTTATCTAACCAGATGTGAGTAATACCAAAGCTATGTCCTAAATCAAAATTACTTTCAGCTATTAATCCTAATCCATCTATGTGGCTTTTATCTATTGTTAATCCTATTGGTAGAGGTCTATAACTCATATCTGGAACTGTGGTTTATCTGTATGTTTGTTACCGTGATGTTTTAATTGACCTAGTAGGAATTTGTATTTATGTTTAATCGTATCCTGCTTTTTTAATAAGTCATTATATTTATCACTACCGTTCTTTAATAGTTCCCTGTGTTCTAAAAGTAGTTTAGTATATTTCTCTTTGTAGTATGAATCTGGGTTTAAATATTTGTCTTTGTTTCCTACAACCTTACCTATGGTAAATCTAAGTTCTTTATAAACTTTTAGGTATTCCATTTCGTATTCTGAAATTACATTATCGAATAGTCTGATCCCGTGTAAAACAGATGCGTGATCCCTGCTTACAAGCTTTCCTATACTATCGTAAGATCTTAAGGTCAAATCCCTTGCAAGCTTAAAGTAAATGGCTCTAGCATATACCAGTTCTCTTTTCCTTGACTTTGTGTTTAGGTCTGCGTGTACGTCTAACTCTACTAGTCTTAGTATTTCTTCAATCTTCATTTCTTTGTTTTATTTATAATAATCTAACCATCCTTCCAACCAAATTTTCTTGCGAGCAGCTTCCTTTTGCTTACAGGTAACTCTCCATTTTTTTGCTTGGTAATACTCTTTTGTTTTTTCCTTATCCATCTCTTTGTTTTTCTTTAATGTTAATTATTGTGTCGTATTTGGTTTCGTGTATTGCTTTTAATATTCCAGCACATCCTTCGTATTCTTCTAGGTCTTCGTAAAGGCTTAAGGTGTCTTCTAGTTCTTCTATGGTGTACCCTTGTTCAATATCATACAAAGCCATCAAATAGAACTCGTGTATAGATTGTTTCCTTTCCTCTTCTGCAGTCATTAAAACATCCTTAATTGATTCTTAACTTGTCTGTTTATTATTCCAACAGCTGTTTCTAGTATAGTTTTTCCAGCCTCATAGTCCACCAAGTTTCTTGCTATTTTATTAATACGTTGATTTCCTTTGTAACTATAAAAATCATAGTCGTGAAATTCACAAAGCTTTTTTACTTCATTTGTTCCTGTAGATATTTGTGCTTTTCTTTCACTTAAAACATTTGGAAGATTAAAGTTAGTCCAATATAAATGTCTCCCCCTTTTGTGCGCAAGTATTAATGGATCATAATAAGGAGTAACATTTTCCACAACATATTTACCTTTAAAATGATGCTGTAATAAAAGTATTTCTTGATATAATACCATATCAGGATAAACAGGGTTTTTACCATTTACACCAAAGCCCCAAAATCTTGCTCTGCTATGCGTAGGACAAGGCGGACTACTCCAGATAAAATCAAACTCTTTGTAATTGTCTAATAAGTATTGATGTGCATCTCCAACTATCACAGTATCATTAGGAAATCGCTCTTGATACATTTTAGCTAGTTCTTGATCCCACTCTACTGCTGTAACTTCAACATCAGTTACCTCATCCCATTTATATCTGTTACCGCCCAAACAAGCGTATAAGTTAAGTATTTTCATTTATTTTTTTTGTCTTCTAATCATATAATAATCGCTTAAATAGGTTTCCATTATTGGTCTAAAATCTGAGATAGAAGATATAGCTAAATGACTTTGTTTAGCCATTGTTTCATATTGCTTAAAAAGATAATCCATAGCGTCTACATCTCTTTTGGTTTTGTTAAAAGCTACATATAACATTTCTCTAACGCAATAAGCTGCTATTTTTTTCTTTCCATATTCTTTATTTAAATATGAAAATTTATTTAAAAGGTAATCAGAAAAATTTTTATCTTTTATTTTGGCTTTACCCTCTTTAAAAGAACTCACCCCTGCGTTACTTAAACCTAAATAACAATTAACAATATTACCAACAGATATGTTGTTTTTGTTTTTTAGATATATATCGTAAATTTCTTTATAATCTTCATTAAATGGAATATACGCCTTTAAATAGTCTAAAGTATTCCAAGCCTTGTTTCCGTTGTTTAAACTGATTATAGTGTCTAGGTGTTCTTTTGGTACATCTGTATCAATCCAATCAACTATATAAACTGGCACTGTAACTTGATTCAATAAAATAGCAGTTGTAAGCCTATGATGTCCTTCTATAAGATCATTTTTTTTAGATATAACAATTGGCATCATCCATCCATAATCTAATAATTTTGTCTTAAAGTTTTCAGAATGTAATTTAATTAAATCTCTGTTTACTTTTGCTAATTTTAATTTGCTAATTGGATAATTTGAATTGAACTCACCTACTTTTAAATTTTTCATTGTTTTTGTTTTGAATTTGCCTACTCTGTTAGCTTTTCGGCTACCGCTATTTTTTTATAATACTCCTCTCATTACATATTGATCTAAATCGTGATCTTGTTCAAAGAAGTATTTGTAGTTGTCAATACCTTGATGGAATTTATTTCTTCCCCTTTCTAAAAATTCTTCACTTGTTTCAAAGATTGCAATGTCGCAGCTTCCTTTGTCAATAACTAAGAAGGTAAACTTCTCAACATTAAAGAGCTGACAGTATAACCAAGCTTGCAGGTCGTAACCGTATTTATCTGCGCTGTAACGAAAGGTATTTAAATCTTGAGATGTTTTGATGTCTATGATCTCATTGTCCTTTAAAATGTCTGCTTTACCTCTTATGGCTATGCCTTCCATCATCTCTATAGCTGGCACTTCAAACTCTGCTTTGTTTAATATTTCGAGTGCTGCTTCATTTCTGAACAGTGCGTCTGCTAATCTTTCTGATGCGTGCTTTTCTTTTGTTAAATAAACCTCACCGTGTTCTTCCTTAGCTTCTTTGTAAATCTTAGTGTTACGAGTTGAAGCATCCACAAACTTTAGTTCATCAATCTTATGCGGTTCAAGTATCATCCAGTGAAATATCTTACCAGCTATCAATGCAGGGCTTTCACTTGAAGAACCATACTTAATGACGTTGCGGTATGTCTTAGGACTTTTGATTATTGTTTTAATGCTGCTGCTACTTAAAGCGTGCTTACCTAAGTGACCATAGTAAAAGTCATCATCGTACATCTTTTCTAGTAGAGCCTCTTGCTCCCACTGTTCACCGTTTAATAGAGTAATCATATATTAGGATTTTGTTGTTGTCTAATTAATATTTCGTTTTCGCATTTTTGTCTAAAGTAATCTAATTGACTTTCATCATTTGCTAACTGAGCCAACTCTCTGGTTGTGTACTGCTGATAAAAAAAGTTTTCGTATGTCATAATGTTTTTGTTTACACAAATATAATAAACATTTTATTAACAAACAATTATTTTACTTTCTTTTTTTTGCCTTGTAACTTTTCAACCTGTATGTGTAACATCATTACAAATTGTTGAAGGTCTTTAATATCCTTCTGCATCTTAATTAATATAGTTTCTTTCATTTGTTTAGGTGTCTTAGTTTCTCTATGTATAAAGTAGCATCCATTAACTCTTCTTGTAGATGGTTTAAGAACTTATAGAATCCATCAGGGCTATCAAATAAAGTTGTGTTGTATTTATCGATTCCTACTTTACTTCTTAGATCAAACTTTTCTTTAACCATTGTAACTATTGGATCGCCTACTATTGGACTTGTAGTTGATGCGTTTTTAAAATAAGGGTTTTGTATTATTCTATCATCTTTTGATTCTTGCATCTCGTGCCATTTCTTTACACTGTCGCTCATAATCCTAGTTCTTTTTGTTTATTAAGTATTTCAATTTGCTTTTCTAGTTCTCGTATCTTGCTTTCCGCATTTTGCGCCCTTTCTATGGCTCTAATCTTATCCGACCTGTATTCGCTTACAACTTTGTTAAACATCCTTCTATCGACCTGTAAACGATTTACATAAAAGAATATGTCACAAGCAGCTCCACACGCTGCGTCTATGTCTTTGTTGTCTGGTTTTAGGTTCGCCCACTCTAAAAGCTTTTTATTTAAAAGTTCTGAGTTGTTGAAGTATTCCATCTCCAATAAGTTGTCGCTCTTTTTGTCTATCATTATTCCTTTATAATATTTCAGCATTTACTACTTCCAACATTGCAACCTCTTTTGCTATTTTGTTATTATTAGAAAAGTGAGTTGTCTTGTTATGGTATTGTATTTC